TACAGGAATATCTTGTATTTCTGCAAACCATAATGCTGCATTTCTGCAAACTCTTTCTCTAAATGTCATTCTTCCTCTTCTTCGGGAGGCCTTCCTCCCTCGTCTGGATTAGTTGCTGAACCCGCAATATTTGCAGGTACTCGTATTTCCTCTGTGCCTTCTATCTCATGGAAGCCTAGTCTTTCACGTGCTTCTGCAGGAGTAATAATACCGCCATTTACTAATGATGTATAATAAGATGATGCGTCACGTAGTTCTGGCTGTAGTGCTGGCGTATCAGTAATATCTTCAATTATTTCAAAACCAAAAAATCTTTCTAGTCCTGAGTTTATTTTCTTAACTATAGGTAGTATAGTTTCCAAATAGTATAAACGTAAATTTGGTCGAATATTTGCATTATTCCCAGAATCGAAAAGCAAGTAAGGGATGCCTAGTGCTTTTGCAATAATTTTTTCGTTCTCTAAGATGGCATTCTGAAAATCTAGCTCTTTAAAGTTTATGTTTGAAATTTTATCAAGCTCTATACCGCCATCAAGAATCAAAGGTCTACGACCTCCAGTATCTGGTTTGTATCTAGCCTGCCAAGAGGTTAGCATACGTTCTTTAATTTTATCTGATAGTGTATTTGGTGATTTTAGTACCAAACCTGGCACTGCACCATTATTAAAAAAGTTATCTTGGAAGTCTCGCATTGCCTTGATAATCTTCATAGTACGAACAGCAGGCTTTAATCTAGAAACACCCCTATAAACATCATAAAAAGAGTTTTCTTTAATATGTATAATTTCGTTTACTGAATAATCTACATCGTTATAAGTATACTTCTCAATATAAGTTTTTGGATCACCATGTATAATTACATTATCTGCAGGAAGGTGATACAAGTGCGCACCGTCGTAGTACATAAAAATATTTCCATCCAGTAGATAATCAGTTACAATGTTTCTTTTAAAAGTACTAATATCTTGAAAAGGATTTGGTTCAACATTTAGTAAAAGATCTACTTTTGCTCTTTTAATTCCTTTTGTTTGCCCGTTTACGAGTGCTCCAATTTCTGCAACATCATCAACGATCATATTTACACCGCGATTTACAATTTCTAGTTCTTCGTAATAGGTTTCATAACTGCTGGTAGGTTCTCTGCTAGAAGACATTTCTGCAACATACTGCTGAATAGGGTTGAGTTTTTCATCCTCAGCCTCTACAGGTTTTGTTCCAAATAAGTTGTTATACCAAGCCATTATGTTTTTCTCTTTGAATCTCTACCCATCGCATTTGCTTTTTTGCCGTTGTCAGCGCAGGGTCTTTACCGTAAATTGAGTGAAGTTTTAAGTGATGCTTGTGACACAAAGTAACTGTGTAATCATATAGCTCAGCATGATGTTCTTCTATAAAATCTTCCCGAAGTGCTTGTATGTACTCAGGATTGTGATTGTTGTCTTTCAACCACTTGTTCAACAAAGGTGTTAGACTGTAAAAATGGTGAAAGTCTAACTGCTCTGTTGCACCGCAAATTCTGCAAGAGGAACCCTTCTCATACTTAGATTTTGCCTTATCTCGTACATACTTTACATAATCACGTTTTAACTTAGGCATTTTCCTTTGGTTCCTTAATTTTTATCTAAAGAATTATATCGACTTTGAGCTAATTTGTCAAACATTATTTTTGAGTTGGTATCATTAGAAGGATACATTTGAGGTTTGGAATGAGTACAAAGCATATCGCAACGCATCTGCCATGTGAGATGCCATGTTATGCTTCGGTTTTTCCTTCATAAGATTAGGGTTTGGATCCCATTGATACGCATCTAAACAGCTCAAGGATTCTTTGGCTTCTTGATCCACAAAGAGAGTGTCATTGTCGATAATACTTGATACATGTCCAATTCCGTCAAGTACGGACTTCTTAGCGTTGATGGTGGAAATGTCGTAGTTCTGCGCGAAATCATACCTTGTTTGTTGAGCTGCGCTGTCAATATAAATGTAATCAATATCCCAGCGATCAATGAGCGATTGTATCTCGGTAGCGTGCTGTTCAGTAGTTCTTTCAGCGTTGAAGTATTCGTCCACCAAATAGTATTGTTCTTTATCCCAATCGTACGCAATAACACACATGGCTGTTGGGTCTTTGTAGCCGACATCCAACCCCGCGAAGACATCCATTTTTTTAGTTTCAAGTTGAGAGAAGTCCTTAACTTGTGTTTCAAAGTTAAACTTCCAGATTTGTCCTTCGTATGTGTTGAAGTCTGCTTCATATTCTTGTCTAAACTCTGCCTCTGACATCGACTTACGTGCTTCTGCGATGTCTGTTTCACTCATTCTGGGGTTATCTTTGTAAGTTGCACGTATACTACACCATTCAGGGAACTCATCGGAGAATCCTCTATAGAAAAACTCAGAAAACCAGTTATTACGGCCACGGGGAGTAGATATAAATATGGCTTTAGAATTGTCTTTATCAAGTGTGGGACGTAGTGCGACATTGAAAGCATCCTTGCCGTCTGATAGTGCGGCTTCATCAAATATAATTAAGTCATAGGAACGACCTACGCAAGAGTCTACCTGATTGATAGAACCCATTCTTACTGTAGAACCGTTAGATATTTCAATAACTTTGTCTTTTGCGTTATCTTTTGTAACTTCTAAGTCAAAGTGTTTAATCAAGTTTCTTTGTAGATCAAAAGAGATCTGAGACAAGGAGTAGTTGGGAGACATGATTAAAATATTGGAGCCAGGTACCAAAGACACGAGCTGTCCAATGATATTGGCGATGTACGTTTTGCCTTGTCGTCGAGAAACGGCTGCTGAGACAAAACGATATTTAGGGTTGTTAATCGCGTTGATAATTGCTATCTGCGAAGGCAACGGTGTGATATTCAGTAAGTCCAAGTATGGAGGTACTGGTAATTTTAGAAATCTTGTCTCAGATCTGTATTCTGCTATTTCATCGGAGGGAAAATCCCTCCGACTTATTTCAATTGCCATATTATTCGTCTTTTAGTAGTGTCCAAATTCCATAACCAAGACCAACCCATGCTAGTAGTTTTGCTAAACCACCTAATAATATGACTGATCCACAAATGCCAATAAGTACAATTCCATCCCAGGATGTACGTTGTTTTAGTAATTTACTTAGATACGACATGAGTACCTCTCTTTTTATGTCCGTTCCATGCTACAAAACCTGCTAGGCGCAGTGCCCAATATGCTAAGTAGTTAAGTGCATAGAAGCCGTTCACTTCGATACAGATGTCTCGGAAGAGACCATCCATGTATTTTTGGTCACGAGGGCCAATGTTACTGCCGTCTTTCTTCATAAGAGTAGCATACTTATAACCGTAGTCGTGTACCAAGCCACCCATCAACAGAACTCCCACAGGCGACAGGAAGGTCGCAAGAAACTTGGGGACTGATGCGCCGTCAAACTGAAAGCCTGCAGGAATTTTATACGCTTGGTTATCAACCCAATAGTGGAAGTCTTCTGTGATTACCCACTGACGTACACCAGTGATCCACATCCAGATAGCTCCCCAGAAACCTTTACTTGCTGTCTTGATTGGTAGCGGTTGCATTTTGGGCATAGTAGTGTACTCAAAATTAATACGCTTTAGATCTGGTTTATCTAGTTTATTAATTAAGTAGCTGATAGCAATTACTCCGATTACTATAGTCCACTGCCAAAAGGTTACTGCTAAATCAAGTATAGTTTCCATTTATTTTTTACTCTGTAGTGCTTCTTTGCCGTAAAATGCGGCTACGATTGCTGCTACAGATACAAAGTATGTAGGAGCCATATCGCCTAATGTTTCTGATGCGTTACTTAATCCTAACAGTTCTGCCACTACTACAGAAAAGGGGTAGAGTAACATACCTCCAAGTGCAAACCATGCCATATTACGTTGTGCGTCTCGCATAGCGTCTGCATCTTCTAATTCTTTACGTTTGGCTTCTAAGTATAAAGCCTCTTCTGCTTCACTTACTTTTCCATCCCCATTAGTATCTGCTGGATGATATTTAGTTTCTTCTACCATTTTACTTTATCCGCCCAATATGCCGCCGACATTCTGCCTTTAGCTATATTCTTTGCATGTCTTGCTTTAAAAGATGCACGCTTACGTTTCATTGCTTGAGATTCTCCGGCCTTCGGCTTCCCTGCCGTTTTAGCTCCCTGCTGACCGAAACG